AAGAAAAGATTATTGGCGGTATTGGATTGGGAACTACTATTGGTGCTGGAAGTTTAGCATTTAAACATAAAAAGAATGTGGAGAAATCATAATGTCTATCGTAAAACTTGCTTTTAATCTTTCTGGGATTAAAGATGCTGTTGTAAATGCGGCTAAAGGTACGGCCATTAAATCTGAGGCTCATCGTCTTGAGAATAGTACTTTAACTTCGTTACGTAGACTTCCTACTGCCGCTGATAAACTTAAACATTTTGCTACTACTAAATCTGGCTTAAAATCTTTAGCTCCTAGCGCTGCTCTTTACGGAAGTGCTGCTTTGGGTGTTGGAGCTGCCCTTAAGGCTGGAAAAAAGCATGATTAAAGAAATTGCATTAAAATATGATGATTTAGAATTATATAAACTCGCATCTATTCTTGAAAAAGATGGTGCAGTTAATCCTATGCAAATGGCTATTGGTAAGACTATGAATCCTGAACAGGGACTTCATTATAATCTTGCTACAGATGCTGTTGCTGCTGCTAAAAAAGATCCTTCTAAATTAGGTGTAATGAGACAGCGTTTACAGGGATTAAAAAAGACTGGACCGTTAAGATTAGATGATGCTGTAAAAGCTGGTATTTCTAGTGCGCTTAAAAAACCATTACCTAAAGCCGAAATTCTTCCTTTTGTCGGCAAACTTAAATCTCTTGCTTTAAAGGCGAAATAATATGAGTCTTATTAAACTTTCTTATGATTGGTATTATCAAGCTGCTAAAAATGATGGTATAAAACAGGGTCTTGAAGAAGGTCTTAAAAAAGGTCTTAAAAAAGGTCTTAAAAGAGGATTGATGGCTGGCGGCGCAGGTGGTGCTGCTGGAATGGGATTAAGTAATTATTTACATAATAAAAAGAAGAAAGATAAATAATTAAAAATGTACAAATTACTCTCATCAACTAACATACCAGAAGATCTTCAATTATCTATCTCATTAGAAGATAGATATGAGAACGATTTTATTAAGACTGCGACAAAACGCGATCTTCCTAAAGAAGTTGATGAGGCTATTAAAAATTTAAAACGTAAGAAAGATCATAGTTATATATTAGTTACCGCCATGAGTGATGGTGAAACTTTTGGCGATAATAAAAATCATGACTATTTTCCTTATGATTCATTATTAGGATTACAGAATACTCCTGTTTGGGATGAAGTTTCACCTAAAGATGAAAGATTAAACGATAGAATAAAAGCTAAGTTACGTTATAAGTCATTTGAAGATGCCGGATTTTATAAACATCACCATAACAAACCCGAAAATGGTGATCAGGTATATGGATATGTACCAAATGCAATTTGGAATCCCAAAATGCATACAGTTTTACTTATCATTGGAGTAGATAGAAAAAAAGATCCTGAAACCGCAGGAATGATTGACGCTAATCAATTAGTAGCAGTTTCCATGGGAGCCAAACTTCCTTGGGATCGTTGCTCCATTTGTCATCAACATAATACTTCTATTATGAAATACTGTCCTCATCTTAAATTTCAGATGGGTAAAATATTGGAAGATGGTCGTAAAGTCTATGCTGAAAATTTATTTCCTAGATTTTTTGATATTAGTAAAGTAAATAGACCAGCATTTCTGGCTGGTATGCAATTAGAAAAGGTAGCTAGTACAGATTTTGAATTTAGTTTAGATCTTGCTGATTATTATGATATTGGACAATTTGATAAAGAAGCAGAAGAGATAGAAAAACATTCTACTCTTTACAAAGAAATGCCAACTCATATTGAAGGTGCAATAGCTAAAGTATGTAATACTGAAAGAGATTTACCTCATAAATTAATGGAAGAATTAGCTAAACTTAAACCTTCTGAAGCTTGGGGCGCTTTAACTCATGCTGGCATTATTGCTAAGCCAAATGAGTTTGCTTATATTTTATTAAAAAATTCTAAGCGAGATGATTTAGCTCAAGAGTTTTATCATACTAAAGCAGTTATTAAAAATCCTGATGTAAAAGGATTAGATGAAGAATTGCATTCTTTAGCTGATATTGATATTACACATAAAGCCGTTAAATTATCTAATGAAATTCCTACTCATATATTAGATGAAAGATCTATTGGATGTGTTGGAGATAGAATTTATAATACTGAAAAGGGTTTACGCAAAGAAGCTGAAATGACTAGAACTATAGGTCTTGGATCTATTCTTTCTGCATTATATTTATTATATCGTAATAACGCTGAAAGTAAATTTAGCGCTTATGGTTTATTAGGTTCTGGTATTTCTCAAATGATTAGAGACAATAAAGAGTCTGATAAATATATTAGTAATAATCCATTTACTAATGAAGAGTTAAATAAACAAGCTGCCGCAGTTCCTGGTTTCTGGAATTCAGGCAAAGGATTATTAACTAAAGGAGCTATTGGTTTTGCAGCTCCATATATTGCTAGTGCCCACTACCAAAATAAAATGCAACAAGGATATCCTGTTGGAGTTTTAGGTAGAACTATTGCTAACAACCCTGGTAAAATGGGAATTGTTGGTGCCGCAATGGGAATGGCTGGTGCAAAGAATAGTTATAAAGCTATTAAGAATGTATCTAATGATTTAACAACTGGCGTAAGCAAAATTTTTAAGGATAAAAAATAATGGATCTCAAAGAATTTATAGAAAAAACAGAGCCAGAGGTCTTGCAAAAACTCGCGTCCGAAGCTCAAGATGAAATGGTTAATAAAGTAATAGATGCTATCTTTCCTTTGTTAGAAAAGACCGCAAATTATACAGCACAGCTTGTCTTAGAAAAGATTGCCGAAGAATTATCTGAAAAGAAAGAACCAAAGGAAGAGGTTGAAAATACCGATAATCCTAATGAGGAAAGTGCAGAACAAGCTGCTGTAGAAGATGAAAATGTTAAAATAGATAGTACTCCTGCTACTGGTAATAAAACTAATGAAACAATGGACCCAACTACTACTCCAGGCGGTATGAGGGCTCAGGATATTAAAAATGCAATTGATGAAGCTTTAGAAGAAGGGCAATCTAATAAGATTATGCCATTTGTAAAAGCCGTTGGTGAGCAATATCCTGATGCTATTCAGGAATTAATAAAAATGGTTAAAGTAGGATTACAAGATGGTTTTATGAAAAAACTTATTGATGAGGAAACTGCTACTGCTCTTTCCGATGAATTAAATGCCATGGTGGGAGCTTAATATGAGTGATAGTTTTATTGATAAACTTTTAGCAGAAGCCGAATCTGAGATTGGTTCGGATTTAGAAAAGTCAGCTAATGATGAAAATGGTGCGCCCGATGCTCCATCTAATCAGGAACAGGGTGGTGGTGATATTTTAACTACCGCTCAAGCCTTTTTACAGAAAGTAGAACAGTTTAAAGCTGCTTTATCTCAGGGTGGGACTCCAGCAGAAGGTGATCCTAATGCGCAGCCTAATCAGGAAGATCAACCTGCCGAAGCTGCCGCTGCTCAAGCTGTAGGAGCTACTACATCTGGTAATAGCACAGTAATGATTCAAAGACCTGATGGAACGCAAATTAAATTAGCCTCTTTAGCTTCGTTAGTTTCGGCTAGAGGATCTAAACTTTTTAAAGAGGTAAATTAAAATGGACCCAGTTCAGCAAGGTCAATCAGATCCGCTTCAGGATGCTTTACAGCTTTTAGATGAATCTGCTGCTATTATTCAAGAATTAACTGCTCAGATTCAGTCTAAGGGAAAAGACGAAGATATGTCCAAGAAAGCGGAGGAAGTGGCCGTTAAATTAGGCGTGTCTTTTAATCAGGCTTCTGATATGATTAAGACTGCGAGCGAATCAGGTGAAAGTATCGATGCCATGGTAAAAATGGCCTCTATTATGAGACAGAATAGATCTTTTGGTTCCGTATATACAGAAGAAAAAGTAATTCCAATTTCAGGCTCTAAAGCAATTGATTCATTCATGGAAAAGCAAGCTGCGTTAATGGGTGAATTAGGACTTGACGAAAATTAACCATTATATCAAGGAGATATAAAATATGTTTAACATTCTCAGTGGCCTTCAGGAAGGTTCTCACTCAGTAATGATCACTAGCCGTTCTGGCCCCGCCGGACTGGTTAAAGGTACGGTTGTTCAGTTAACTGGTACTTCTAATACTATTGCTAAATCTGATAATAGCACCGTAGGTCTTGGATCTTCAATTGGTTTCATCTTTGAAGATCTGTTAAGTCAGACTTCCGGTTCTTATACCGTAGTTTATGGTGTCATGGAAGCTGAAACTGATCAGGTTTCTGGATCACCTGCCATTGGTTCTTATCTTAAGCCTGGCACTGGTGCTACTGCCGGTTTACTTATTGCAGCTAGTCTTCCTGGCGATGCTAATTTAGTTAAAGGTCAGGTAGCTGATAGTTACAGCATTGCTAATGATGCTCAGGGTATTAGCACTTCGGTTTATCGTATCGTAACCTTTTAAGATAAATTAAAAATTAAATAGGAGATTTTAATTATGAGTAATATGATGGCTTCCCAGCTTTGGGATGTATTTACCGGAAAATCAGCTTCCGGTATGGAGAAGGTAGCCGCTCTTACTGAGGATTTTATTCGTGATCGCCTTCGTGAGACTAGCGTATTAAATCGCGCTATTCCTCCTGTAGTACTTACCGAAGCGCAGATTGAACGTAATACTACTAATGACTGGCCTCTGAAGCGCGTTGAGATTGAGCCCGATTCTAAAGCTTTCACTCTTGGCTTCCGTGGTAAGGGTTCTGCTAACTTTATGGAAGGCAGAAAGTATGAAGTTTACTTTACCAAGATTGAAACTCAGCACTTTAAGAAGACCCGTGAAGAATTAATGACAATGCGTTATCCTCTTATGGATGTTGTGAATAACAACTTCGTACTGGATATGCAGGAACAGCTTGATGCTCTCTTTAAGATTAGACTTGATGCTTCCGTAGCCGCTTCCGGTAATACCTCTGCTGCTACTGCTGGTGCCGTAAAAGATAACTTTAAGAATGCAGTTATTACAGCGGTTCGTCAGGTGCTTGGTAAACGGCGTAGAGTTGCTCGCCTTATTATGACAGAATCAACTTGGCTGGACCTGGCTAAGCTCGAACCTGATAAGATTGGTTATGAGAATGTTGGACGTATTGCGCTGAATGGCGTTGCTGCGGAAAAGACATTCTTAGGTTATGAAGTTATCACTTCGATTAACTCCACTACCGCTAATAGCGTATGGCCTGATGATAGTATCTATGCCATTGCAATGCCTGAATTTTTAGGTTCTAACTTTATCCTGGGTGATGTTCAACAGGAAATGAAGCGTGAAGCTAATATTCTCGAATGGTATTCATGGGCTGATCAGGGTGCTGAAATTGGTAACGTTGCCTCAGTTGCTAAGGTTACTGGTATTGCCTCTCTCACTTAAATAGGAGTTACATATGTCGTATGTCAAAGCTTTGTTTGGTCATATTACTGGAGAAGGTCTTTCGTTAAAAGAGGGGCAGATTGGATTTATTGAAGATAGTAAAAAGCATATCTTAAATGATCTAGTTAAACGCGGTCTCGTTATTGTTAAAGATTCTCATGAAGAGGCTGAAGCTTTTAAGTTTATTTCTCGTCAGGAATTATTTAATAAAAGTTACAAATCTTTAAATCCTCCTGAAGGCGAAAATGCTCCTGTTAGTTTAATTGATTGGGAAAATACTCAACCTACTATTATTAATGGAATCCCATCTAATTATATTGTTGAAGAGCCTAAGAAAGAAGTTAAAAAAGTAGTAACTCCTCCTTCTTCAGATGATAAAAAGTAAATTGTTATAATATGAAACAACTAAAAACCGCTTCTAGCGGTTTTTGTTGTTTTATGATATAATCAGATAGAGGTAACTCACATGATTAATCCACCCCAGACCTTTCCAAATGGTCAAATGACTCCACAAATTTTAATTAATCTTATTCGCATGTTTCTTCGAGATAAACCTAAATTAAATGCTTTAATTAAAAAAGAAGAAACAGATGATGATGAAATTAAATTAGCTATTAATATGGCTATTAGTGATTGGAATAGCACTCCACCACTTTTAACTCACGTTGGATTAACTAAT